ACATATTTGCTAATGCTGCATTTGGTCAAGCCAACTCAGCCGCATCTTTTGCTAACGGAGCATTCTTGGTTGCCAATTCAGCTGCCATATTTTCTAACGCAGCATTCGACCAAGCCAATTCTGGTGCATCTTTTGCAAATAGTGCATTCTTGGTATCCAATTCAGCCGCATCTTTTGCTAACGGAGCATTCTTGGTTGCCAATTCAGCCGCATCTTTTGTTAATGCAGCATTTACTACTGCTAATGCTGCATTCGGTCAGGCAAACTCTGGTGCATCTTTTGCTAATGGATCATTCTTGGTTGCCAATTCTGCGGCCATATTTGCTAATGCTGCATTCCTACAATCTAACACGGCCGCTGCATCTTTTGGCCAAGCAAACTCAGCCGCATTATTTGCTAATGCTGCATTTAGTCAAGCCAATTCTGGTGCATCCTTTGCAAATAGTTCTTTTATAGTTGCTAACTCAGCAGCCATATTTGCAAATGCTGGGTTTACCAAAGCAAACTCAGCAAATGTCTTGGCACAATCCGCATATGATAAAGCAAACTCAGCTGGAGATTTTGCCAACGGAGCATTCACATCCGCAAACTCTGGTTGGACCAGAGCAAATTCTGCACACACTCTAGCATCCACTCAAGCAGGTCGGTTAGATGTTGTTGAACCAATTGCACAAGAAGCTTTTACAATTGCATACTCTGCCTTAGATTTGGCCACAGGCAATTCAGCGGCTTGGTTACCATTAAGAGCAAACTCGGCAGCCATATTTGCCAACGCTGCGTATGCTCACGCTAATGCATCTTATACATCTCAAAATACAACAGCATCTTTTGCTAATGCAGCTTTTGTAACTGCTAATGCATCTTATACATCTCAAAATACTACAGCTGAGTTTGCTAACGGATCATTTATAACTGCCAATGCATCATATGCATCACAAAATACTACAGCATCTTTTGCTAACGGAGCATTTATAACTGCTAATGCATCTTATACATCTCAAAATACTACAGCATCTTTTGCTAATGGATCATTTATAACTGCTAATGCATCATATGCATCACAAAATACTACAGCTGAGTTTGCTAATGCAGCTTTTGTAACTGCTAATGCATCTTATACATCACAAAATACAACAGCATCTTTTGCTAATGCAGCTTTTGTAACAGCCAACTCTGGTGCATCGTTTGCTAATGCAGCTTTTGTAACTGCTAATGCATCTTATACATCTCAAAATACTACAGCTGAGTTTGCTAATGCAGCTTTTATAACAGCCAATGCATCATATGCATCACAGAATACAACAGCATCTTTTGCCAACGGATCATTTATAACTGCTAATGCATCTTATGCATCACAGAATACAACAGCATCTTTTGCTAATGGTGCTTTTGCACATGCTAATGCAGCTTATGCTCAAGCAAATACAGGTGTTATAGATGCATGGGTAAGAACTCAGGCAAACAATTCTTACGACACAGCCAATTCTGGTGCATCGTTTGCTAATGCAGCTTTTGTAACAGCCAATTCTGGTGCATCTTTTGCCAACGGAGCATTTATAACTGCTAATGCATCTTATACATCTCAAAATACAACAGCATCTTTTGCTAATGGTGCTTTCGATAAATCTAACACAGCAGCAATAAATGCACAAGCAGCCTTTAACTTTGCGAATACTACTTCAAATATATCATTAACATTTAGTGCTACGACTGTGTTGGATGTATCTGCAAGTGGAACCACAGCTTATATTTTTTCTCAATATACAGGATTAAACAATCCTAATATATCAACTTTTAGTGCTACAACTTTAGGATTTAATCTAAATCCACTTTCTGCATCTCATCCATTTCATATTAGAACAGGTGATAATAGTGCTGACTTCGACACAGGATTAGTTCACATTTCACCTACAGGAACAATTTCTTATGAATCAGCCGCACAAGGTAAAACAAGTGGATTATTATTATGGAGAATTCCACACACATCTGTTGGCAATTACAAGTATCGTTGTTCTGCTCATCCAGGAGCAATGATTGGTAATATTAATATTGCTAACACAGCAGGCATATATTTCACCTATAGTTCATAATGACAGATAAATAAATCATGACAAATAAAAATATACTCACAAACGGTTCAAAGCTTTCTCAGATAGAACTGATGTATTATGCACCGGTGGCCGTGGTGCCGCCATATCTAACTGAGCCAATCAATGTAATGTATTGTTTTCTAGCAAAACCATTACCATGGAATGATAATATAAATCCCCCTGTTCCTGAAACTCATTTGAAAGCACTCAAAGAAGTGTATAGGAATATCTTTATTGTTAAGAAAATAAAAACAAATGATATATCACCAGTCATACAACGCATAGATTGGACTTCAGGTGTTTCGTATAATTGTTTTCTAGATGATGGAGATATGTTTGCAAAAGATCAAAATGGTTATATAACTTACATATTTTATGTGAAAAACAAATATGACCAGGTTTTTAAGTGTTTGTGGAACAATAATGACGAACCATCAACAGTAGAACCATACTTCGAACCAGGCACTTATACCGCAAACAAATTGTTTCAAGGTGCAGACGGTTATAAATGGAAGTTTATGTACACCATTGACACCGGGCTTAAACTCAAGTTTATGGACAAAGAATGGATGCCAGTTGCAGTTGGATCAAACACTCCAAACCCATTGGTCACAACGGCCGGCGCAGGTAGTATAGATGTTATTAATGTAAGTGAAGGTGGCTCAGGATATGATCCTGGTAACTCCGTGGTGCAAGTGGTCATAACTGGTGATGGAACTGGTGCGACAGCTACGGCAAATGTACAGAACGGTGTCATTCACGATGTTATTGTTACTAATCCAGGCAGCAACTATTCTTATGTGAGTGTCGCAGTGGAATCTGGTTTTGGTAATGGTTGTGTACTGGCGGCATCAACATCACCTGTTGGCGGCCACGGCTTTGATCCATTTTCTGAATTAGGTTGTGCTCATGTAATGATGACTTGTGAGTTTGAGGGAACAGAAGGTGGTCTATTACCTACAGACATTGACTTTCACCAATTGGGATTGATAGTCAATCCAACGACAAAGCAATATAATCCAGCATATGCAAATGGTGTTGTGTATAGTACAACAACAGACATTATTGTTGCAGCTGGTTCGGATATTGGATTTGCAACGGATGAAGTTATTTACCAGGGTCCTGTCGATAATCCAACATTTACTGCAACAGTTTTATATTTTAATGTTTCCACCAATCTATTAAAGCTAATAAATACGAGAGGTGTTCCAGTAATTAATAGTCCTATTTTTGGACAAACATCAAAGTCAACAAGAACTGTACTATCATACAATCTTCCAAATTTTGCAATATATTCTGGTCATTTGGCTTATATTGAAAATAGAACAGGTGTTCAAAGAAGTGATGACGGAATAGAACAACTCAAATTTGTATTAGGTTTCTAAGGGAAAAAAATGGCTCTAAATTTTAACGTTGATCCTTACTATGATGATTTCGATGATACAAAAAACTTTCATCGAATCTTATTCAAACCAGGTAAGGCAGTACAGGCCAGAGAATTAACACAGGCGCAAACGATTCTACAAGATCAGATTACAAAGTTTGCCAATAACATATTTAAAGAGAATTCTCCCGTAACTGGTGGGCAGATTACAACCAATTTCAGTTGTTTTTATATTAAGTTACAAAGCACATACAATGGTGCAACAATTGATGTTTCTGAATTTAATGGATTGCTTATAACAAATTCAACAGGTACAATTAAAGCAAAAGTTGTTGCTGTTGCACAAGCAACAGGTACCGCAGGTGAAGGTGATCCACCAACATTGATTGTTGTATATAAATCAGGCACACAATTTACCAATAATGATATCATATATGATGTAAATTCAAATAAAGCATGTCAAGCAATCACAAACAATTCAACCGGCCAATCTTCTGTAGTCTCTATTGCCAAAGGTGTTTTCTATGTACTTGGCAATTTTGTACAGATTGAACCAACAACAATCGTTTTAAGTAAGTATGACAGCACACCATCAAGAAGGGTTGGTCTGGAAATTACCGAAACAATTTATGACTTTGCAAATGATGCATCGTTGTTAGATCCTGCGGTTGGCGCATCAAACTACCAAGCGCCAGGTGCAGACAGATACGTGATTAGTCTGGAACTTACAACAAAACCATTATATTTTGGTGATGACCAATTCTTCATTGAATTACTTCGTATTGAAGAAGGTAATGTTTTCAAAATGGTTAATGGATCAGTCTATGCAGCAATTGATGATTATTTTGCAAAACGTGACTATGAAACAAATGGTGATTACATTGTAAATGATTTCACTTTAACACCAAAGGTTGATCCTGATGATGAGGACAAGTACATAATGGGTGTTGGTAAAGGCCTTGCGTATGTGCATGGTTATCGTGTAGAGAATCCTTCACCTGTTAATTTGTCATCTAATCGTGCGAGATCAAACTCCTCTATAAACAACGACAATACTATTATAAATTACGGTAGTTATTTTACGGTTGCAAATGTTGTTGGTGCAAATGCAAGAGCGTTTGAGATAACTACAGCAAATACAGTGGATTTCCATTGTGTTGCATCAAGTGACGTTTATACAGCAAACGCAACAACATATAATTCTACACTTGTGGCCAGAGGTTATATTCGTGGATTGGATTTCCAAAGCAGCCCAGACAATTCTGATGCAAACACATATATTTACAAAGCTTTTGTAAATGATCTTCAAAACCAATCTTTGACGGGAACGGTTGTAAGTGCAGGTGCAAATACAGTAGTGTTACCCGCAACTAATGGTAAAACATCTACAGTTAATGATGCATATATTGGTGTTGACATTTCAATTACTTCTGGAACAAATGCTGGTGAAACAAGAACTATTATAGGATATGTTGGTTCAACAAGAACTGCAACCGTAAATAGATCATGGAGTGTCACACCCGATAACACATCAACTTTTGCACTAAATTTTAATACAGCTGATGTGGAATCCTTATTACAAATCGGTAGTGATTACACAATATACGGTAAAGCTAAGATCGACAATACAGGAAAACAAGGCAATTTGGCCAGCGGAGATGCAGTTTTCGAAAATCCAAATAAACCTGAATTAATTTTCACGTTAGGTTTACCACATGTTAAATCAATTACTGATGCATCATATACAACATACATAGAAAGTCGAGGTGTTGTTTTTGGTGCTTCTGGTGGTGATTTATCTGCAACACTGCCATTAACTGGAAGTTACTTGAATGTAATTAAACATTTAGGTGAAGGTGGTACTACACTTACTTCGGATTTGGTTGAAGAAAATTTCACAATTATTGTAACCAGTAAAGGTTCAAATTCAAAATTTGCTGTTGGTGATATTGTTCCATGGACAATATCTGGTAGAACAATTGATGTGAATAGTAATTTGTCTGTTGCAACATTAAAAACATTGACAAGTGATTTATCTGGATTTACAGCAACCATTATTTACAAAGTTTTTGTACCTGTTGCAACGAATTCCAGTTTGATTTTGAAAATTAAAAATTTGGTTACAGCAAATGCTAATACAATTGTAACTGATGGAACACAAGTTGATACCTACACATATGTTGATGATGGTGGAACTTCTAGTGGTCAAGTTTTTATACAAGCGCCAGGTGTTCAACCACCCGGAACAAAACAATCACTGTATTTGTCTGATGTGAAACGTGTTGTAAAAATTATCGACACTAAAAATAATTATACATTACCTACAACAGCAATGTATACTGATTCAACATATAATGTTACGAATAATTATATATTTGATAATGGTCAAAAAGATGGTTATTATGACCACGCTTCGATTACTTTAAAACCTGGTGCACCTAAACCGGCCGGACATTTACACGTTTATGTTGATTACTACAAACATTCTGGTGGTGACGGATACTTTAGTAAAATGTCATACGTGGACGCTTCAAATGCACCAGAAAATTACAGAGAAATTCCAAATTACACAAGTAAAAATGGAACAACATATTCATTAAGAGATTGTTTAGATTTTAGACCATCTAGAGTAAATGCTCAATCAAATTTTATTTTCCGTTTTTCTAATCCATCAGACACAAGATTTGGTTCACTATTACCTGTAGATTCTTCAAGTTTCATTTGTGACTATGAACATTATCTTGGTCGTAAAGATAAATTAATTTTAACCAAAGATAGAAGTCTACAAATAATTGAAGGTTCTCCTTCCATTAATCCAATTTTACCTAATCTCTCTTCTTCCT